CCTGGGGGGGGGTTAGTATGTACTGGAACAAGAAACGCGAGACAGCGCTATGCTGATTACGTATTTACGGAGTATCGGATATGTCAATATTGCTGATTACGTTTATATGGAGTATCGGTAGTGACAATTGTTATAAATCGGGTCCGGAGTAAACAGGATATATATTAATCAATTTCCAAACCTATTGCAACCAAACAAACAGACGACAAACAAAGTTAAATATTATACTGCAAATAATATCTTTTTTGTAATTCCTTTCTATATCACTACCCGTATATGATATAGGTTCATTGTGTGCTCTGTATATTAAAGAATTAACGATCTTGTGGTTGGTAATGAATAATTCTCTTCAAATGATATCGAAGTAAAATGTATCAATAGTTAATCAATTATATTAATTGAGCTTAACAATCGTTTTATATATCTATATTTTGATATATAAAACCTTACTCTTGCAGAGTAACAACACTTAAAGAAACAGGTGTATAATGGTTTCAAAAACAACAGACACAATGTCAACAAACAAAACAAACAAAAAGGGGGCACAACTAGAGAGAGTACAGATTGCTAGTACGCAGGTTGTGGACACACGTAGCAAACGACGACAACGCGGAACCAAACTTGATATCGATTATACTGTAAAGAAGAACAATGCAGAGAAAGAGCAGAAATTCTTAGATACGGAGGTAGTTGATACCAAATTGGATAAACAAATTCTTTATGAGAAGAGGCAAAATCATACTTTTATAAAACCCAAATTATCTATGGTATCTAGAGAAGATAAAATAGTTAAAAATAAAGTTTTACGAGGTAATGAACGAGCTTCAGCTTATAAATTTATGAAGGAAATGGTCAATTCTAACAAAGTTCAATCAAGTTGGAATGTGGAACGTGTAAAAGAAGTAGATGAGGTTGATCTATTTTTTAGGAAGAAGAAAACCAAGCCTTTCTCAGGTTTTTCCATTGGAGAATTAAGAGATAGTCTAATAGTACCGTCAGACGATAAAAACATAGTACCGCCAATTGTGATGAGTTCAACCAATGAAATTATTACACCAAGTGAAGAAATAAGCGTATCTGCTATTTTGAAGCAACTGGCAGCTTTAACAGCAAAACTCGATAAGATCGAGAAACAGAATGAGGAACTGATAAAAGAAAATAATAACCTCAAAATGGAACGTGAACAATTTTTGGAAAACGTTCATAAAGAAGTGGAACTTGAAACAAAACCACAAGAGAAGAAAACTCTAAATACAAAGAAAACTCAACAAAAGAGTTTAGGTGTGAACCTTAAAATCACAAAAACCAAAATAATTGGTCAAGAGGAAAGTCTGCAGCAAAAATTTGTAGATAAACCAAACAAACCTCTAAAACCTAACAAAAATATGTTAGGAGACAAGTTAAAGAAGAATATTAGAGAATGGTATAATTTCGATTCTTCAAAACTTGAACAACACAAGAAAGAAGTGTTGAGTAGTGTTATAACTAACGCTACATTTGCGGAGAAAATCCGTGAAACTGGTGTGCCTAAACAAAAGATTAGGTACACTTCACCAGTAACTCTTAAAGAAGATAAAAAGAGTATTCATTATTACGGATATAAACCATCAGGTATCCCTAATAAAGTTTGGTGGCACTGGGTAACTACTGTTACATCAGTTGAAGCTTACGAGAAAGCAGAACGGTTTCTGTATAACCAATTCAAACGTGAAATGTTTATTTACAGAACTAAATGGGTGAAATATAGTAAAGAATTTAACCCATATCTATCTGAACCTAAGATGGTTTGGATGGAACACACAAGCGACTTCGATATAGATGTCAGTGTTGCTTATGCCTTTATTCTCAAATGGCGGAAATTGGTGCAAACGTTCAAGCCCAATAAACCAATCAACTCAGATTGGTACAAATCAACTCAGCAACAATGAATTTTGAAAGCTTCATTAATTCATTATTAGAAAGTGTAGGTATCATGACGCCTTTCCATGAACTACGAGCAAAACCATGGGTGCTATTACTAATAGCAGTACCATTATGGTTCATTGCAAAAGCAGGATGTGTTGCGAAAGAGTTGGTTTTCCGAATGACAATAGCCGAAAATGTATTAAGAGATACAGGAGTAGAAAGTTTATTTAATCCATTAGGAGTAATGGTTAAATACTTTTTATATTTCAGTATTCTCTATGCATTTGTTAAATATATTCAGAATAATATGAATATTGTAACAGATAAGGTAGAGATCATTCGACAGTTTGTAGTCAACCCAACGGGTACAACTGGAAGGAGAGGAGTGTTGGGTAGATGTATGGAACAAATTTTAGAGTATCCAGCGTTCTTTTTAACAATGATTTACGAATTACAGCAAGTTAAAAGTAAAACAGATTTGGTATCAAAAATTACGATGATAAGTAGTATCCTTAAATTACCACAAGGTATTTGGGAGAGTACTGTTAGTAAGATGTTTGATAGACCAGCTATTGAAGGAACGGAGGAGATGTTAGATGATGTTCTGCCTATGGTGGCGATGGGATTGACCATAACTAAAACTGAAATCGGAGATGTTTCTGTAGAAAACTTTTTAGTCAATGTCGATAGAAATCAAAGAGCTTGTGAGAATATCATAAGACGTATGCAACCTTTGATGATAAAATTTGGCATGATTAAAGATAACGCATATGACACCATTTTGCAAATTGCAAAAGAAGTTAATGAGTTGTCGGAATCAGAAACATGGATGAAAACAGTACTAAAATTGAACCCTAACGAGTTTTTACAAACAAATGGTTCAATTAGAGTTAGTGAGATCCGAGAAAAGGTTACAATGCTTCGAAATAAGCTAAATACTTTGCAGACAAAAGAATTAAGATCAGATAAAGTTGTTACTGAATGTCAAAAGCATTTAGCATCTTTAGAAATCTTACTTATAGAAGTAAAAGTATTAGAAGTAGGTAACCAAACACGAGTAAAACCCGTAGGAGTGACACTACAAGGAGAAAAGCAGATAGGTAAATCAAACTTAGTTGCAATTCTCTCTCGTAAAGTGTGTGAGTATGTCCGAACTAAAGGAGGGATAACCTTTAGAAATGCAGAAAAATGGACTACTTGGTCTAGGCAGTGTAGGGACGAATTTGACACTGGTTATACAGGTCAAGAGATAACTTACGTAGATGATGCTTTCCAGCAAAAAGATAATAAAGATCATCTAATGTGGTTTACTTTTATATCAAATACAGCCGTAGGTACAAACCAAGCTGATTTGAAGCAAAAAGGATTGCCGTATAGAAGTAAGTTAGTTTTTACTACTTGTAACAAACTGCCGGACAAGAGCATAACAATCGAAGAGATTGAGGCATTACATGCTCGGTTTCCACATACAATATGTATGCGTAGAAACAAAAATAAAATGCCAAAGAAAGGAGCAATAAGTGAAGATTATAATTGGGTCGATTTTTATTATGGACCCATGCATAAAGCTGTTGCTGCTACTGGAAGTAACTCAACCAGTACGCTGAAGAAAATGACTATGAAAGAAATAGTTGAAATTATAGGAGATGATCTAATCATACAAGATAATTTTTATAACTCAACTATTAAACAACAAGCCATTGAAGGAGAAGAACAAATGGTACCAGCGTTTCAACAATTTAGAAATGAGTTTCCAGAATTCGACGAAGCATATCAAGCACCATCTAGACCTTACACTGTAGACAGTGAAATGAAGATGATACGTGATGTACTTGATGAAGAGACTATGTATAATGGATCAATAGATCCGTTAGTAACTAATTTTGATAATGTTATCATAAGAAGTTTGGATGGTCATGACGTCGAGAGTCGAGAGTATGGAGTAGAACCTTTGAATATCCTAAACCATGTGCGTAGTAATATGTTAAGTTATAGGGCGTGGAATCTCATTAATTCCATGTGTTTAAATAAGACAGAGACATTTGAGCAATGGTTGACAGGGTATATCGAAGATAGCGTAGAAGGAATAAAAGAGGATTCGATATTTGCTAAGACAAAAATTCGAGTAACTCCTTTTACGGGGCTGGAGTTAGCAGCAGCGAAACAATTGCTAAAAGAGAACAAGTTTGTGGAGATGGATGAAATTCCATCAACTTCTTCAGATACGTATGAAAATGTTTACGAGCAACTTAAAAAATTTGTGAATAGCGAATTAAGTTTAATGGAAACGGATATAGTAGATTTGGCATTAGCTAAAATTTGCTTATCTCAACTCCGAGGTAAGATAAACAGATCAACGTGGTTAGAGGTTGGTGATTGGGTGACAGCTTTGAAACATAAAATTTCAGGATTGTCATTTACCGATCATATGGATTTGCATCCGTGTTCTCTAGACCAGTTCTTGGTAACTCTTAAAGATTGGCAAGTGGTCGACGATATAAGATTTAAATCAATTTATAAACAGAAGATTCTTTTTATAAAATCAAGTTTTAATCTTTATTGTTGGTCTCCTTTTATAACGCGAGGAACTCGCTTTGTAAAAGTAAATGCACGCTTTAGAGAGTTAGTAGAACAACTTGATACCGGGATTTTGTTCCATGAGTTAAAACATATAACAAGTGGAATACGGTGGATGCAGGGACAAAGGGTTCGTATGCATGATCATTCAGGTCAATATGCAAAGAAATGCTTTCCGCAAAATGGAATGCCAATTAACGAACGATTGCACCGAGAATGGATCCAAATGGTACAAGATTCTACGTATAGGTGTCATACACTTATAGGAGAAGAGAAAATAAACATTCTATGGAATTTGATAAGATTGAAACCACAACAACAGGTAGAAAATTTTTCAGGTTACTTAGAACAGTTGCAGGCGTCCCCGCCGAAAACTGGGACAATTTGTAAACAAGTCGCAGAAGAAATTAGAGCCGAAGTAACTGAAAGTTACAGGACATTTACCGACTATTACACAAAATTGACAAAAGATGGAATGCACACCCTTTTGTCAATGTTATCGAGGATAGGAATACCGATAAATGCGTATTGGAATGATATTCTAGTAGATAGAGCTCCCGCGATAACAGCAATCACTGTAGGAGCCATTACTAGTTTAGCAATTATAGCTATTGTTAAAACTTTCCAATACGGAATCGCCGGCGAAGAACAAAGTAAAGGCGAAAAACGTGCAAAACAAAAGAAACTAGCAACAACAAAGATGCAAAAGTTGAAGTTTCACCAAGGTAAAGAGCAAGCTGAAGGAGATGTCTTACAACAAATAAACAAAGGCAATCCGGAAATTCAATTTGAAGCGATCGAAAATTTATTCGATCATATTGATGACAATATGAATCTAGCAATACTAGGAATGAATTTGATGCGCTGTAAAGCTGAAGACAAATGTGCTTTCTACGCCGCAATTGAAGAAACGTATGACTTTTCTTTTTCAGAACCCCAACCGCCCCAATGGAAGAAGGTGGTTACAGGTAAAGAAGATGGAAAGAGATATATTAATCTTGAATTGCGAGGAGAAGATACTGAAGACAACATCTTAGATGAGATACAACATGCAATTAAAGTATCTCATTGTTTACCTTATGCAGAATGGATTTTTGAGAGTTGGTTTAAAAAAGAAGGAACGGAAAATATTCAATATTTTATTCGACTATCCCTTTTGTCCGCAAAAACTCAAGGAGGGATCGTTGATTGGACCCGTGCTGAAACCAAAAATATAAAAGACATCGAAATTCAATTGAATAGAGGTAAACCAATAGATGTAAAATCAGTGGTAATAGGTGCACCGCAAGCATCTACACAAGCCTATGATACAATGGATGTGTTAGTAAATAAACATTTAGTTAAAGTTCATTGTTTAGATTGCGATAGTATCAATAATCTAGCAATTAACGGAACTCAGGTTTATGCACTGGCATCTGACAAAGTATTAATAGTGCCTGCACACGCTATTAGACAGCACAAATGGATTAGATTTAGCCGTGCAACTCAGACTGGTCATTATGGTGTCGCGAAAATCGACGAAAGAAAAGTTGATTTTACAAGAGATATAGCAGTAGCTAATATTTTATCACGCGCAGAAGCAGAACAAAAATTGTGCGATTTAGATAAATCAATTTCTCTAACAAATATAAGTAAGGAAAATTTTTATTTTCCGACGATTACTAAATATTTGTTGACGGCAGACCAGTCGGAGGTGGAATGGCTAAACTGTACCACACTTCATCACTTTGGAAAGAATAAGACTGTAGGTCTAGGAAGAACAAAAACTTTCCAAGTAGATGAATTTTTGTGCGGTGATAAATATATCACCAAGAAGTTAGTAGCGTGTGTGCAAGGACTCCAATCAGAAGTTGAACTTAGTCAACGTGGAGATTGTGGTAGTCCTATAGTATTAGCGTCAGGAAAGAAAGCAGGAAGATTGATAGGCTTCCATAGTTATCTTTCACCAAATCAACAAACTTGGTATGGCGCTATGCTAACGGTAGAAGATCTGGGTATAATAAAAGGTCAAGAAGAACATTTTGATGACCCATGGGCCCAATTAATAACAAAAGGTCTACCTACCGATTTGCCAAATGGTCCAGAAGTTGAGTTTATAGGTAGTTTAGTTCGTCCTAGCTTACCTGTAACTAAAGATACTTTAGACCATTGGCACAAATCACCTTTTGCTGATCAATTTGAAGAACAATTAGCACCTGGTCGATTGAACCCATATGATCCTTATATAGAGGGAGAATTGCCTAGAAATAAAGAAGGTCGAAAAAGTTTGATACTTGGACCGAATAGTGAAATGGCAAAAACTCTTCCCGAATTGGATCAGGGATTAATTGATTGGATTGTAGATCAGTTAGTGGTGGAGCAAGCAGCAACTTTCAAAGCTAATAATTTACTAACTCCGGTTAGTGATAGTATCGATGATATGCTTGAATACGCTTTGAATGGCCATATTGATAACTCTTATGTTAGAGGTATGGAAATTAACAAGGCGGCAGGATTACCATGGAGTCTTTCTGGTTTTCCAAAGAAAAGTGATTTTATTGAAATCGATGAGATTTCAGGAAAAAGATCTTTTAAAGCTAATATCAACGGTGACGCTCTAAAAAATAGAGTAGAGCTAAAGTTGCAGCAGGCAAAAATAGGCAATAGGATTTTGAGTCTATCAAGCTCAAAATTGAAGGACCAGCCTATTAAAATAGCGCAAGCAAAAAGTGGAAGAACTCGTGTTTTCCACTGTATTCCAGTAGATTTAATTCTATTTTCTGGAGCGCTATATGGTCCTTACAAAGAAGCATATACAAAAGCTGGTTTGAAATGTTACCATGCAGTAGGAATAGATCCGAAATCTGTAGGTTGGCAACAATTAGCAACATATATGACAAAGCATCCCAATTATTTCGATGCTGATTATAAGAATTACGATAAATATCTTCATAGACAGATATTTAAAGCAGTTCGAAAAATTCAGCGTAGAGTAATTCAAGAAGTTTGCCCAGATAAATGGGATACAGCGAGAGCTTGTGAAGAACTTGATGCAATCGATACGTATGTTGTTGATTATCAAACAGTATATAAAACCAATCGAGGTAATAAAAGTGGTAGTTATACGACTACTATAGATAATTGTCTCGCAAATGACATCTACGGTTTATATGCTTGGGTTAAGACTACCGGACATAAATCTTTATGGGATTATAGGCAAAATGTCTCCAGTGTTGCATTCGGAGATGACATAATTAAAAGTGTCAGCGAAGAATACAAAGATAAGTATAACTATTGTACTTATCGGGATGTCTTAAATGCAACGGGTCATATTATGACCCCAGGTTCAAAAGATGGAGAAGAGATACCATTTACCTTATTTGAAAACCTACAATTTCTAAAAAGAGGTTTTAAAATGCAACCAGGTATGGTATTAGCTCCACTCTTAAAAAGATCTATAGAAGGACCTTTTGTATGGACTGACATCCGAGAAGATCAAACAACTGTCTGGGTTAACTTAATTCAAGAACAGTTGATTGAAGCCGCCCTTTGGGGCGAAGAGTACTACAATGAACTTTGTCAAAAGTTGAAATGTGGTACTAATAGAACTTTAAATGAAGTTCTAGCAGTATTGTTGAATACGAGCTGGAAAGTTACTTTCCAGAAGTTTTGTGATCGTTATTATGGCCTTAAAGGAGGAAATATTTGACCAAAATACAACTCTCTTTTCAGTCCTAGACGAAAATGAGGTAACTGAAACTAAGCAAATTCAAAATTCAGTTACTACAGTACAAACACAAATAGATCAACAAAAACTGCAACTAGATGGTTTAGCAAAAGTAGTAGATCAAAACCAATCTAGAAATGAAGAGCAATTCGTTAATATCAATACTATAATAGTAGGTATGAACGACGATATTGATAAATTAAAAATAACAACAACAAATTTAGTACAACAAACAAATTCACTAAATTCTAGTGTAGCAGAATTAGAAACATTTGTACCTCGTGTTAACTCACTAGAAGTGCAAACAGATGCTAACACTAAATCAATATCAGCTCTTGAAGGAACGACAGACGGTATCCAAGATTCAATCAACACTATAAATGATGGAATCGTTGAATTAAAAGATGATAACAAAGATCTTTCATCACAAATTCAAGCCTTGGATAGTAGAATAACAATATTGGAATCGAAGATAAAGAGTTCATTTATCGAGAAATCGGTTCAATACAAAATAAGTTATTCTAATAATAGCGATGTACAAAGAGTTCTAAATTTTTATGCATTAGGTCCAGTTAAATATGGACAATCTTTTTCTGTAATGCAGACACCAACATCAACTTTTAGTACAACGCTAACAATAAATAGGCCTTATCCACAATTAAGTGCAATAACGTACCCAGGTGTACCAGTATTAATTGGTATGCAAGTATCTTTATCTGGTACTTATCCTATGGGAACAAATGTATTTGAATCATTAAAGGATCGGCCGGCTATAATATATAGCGAACAATAGTCTAGGTAAAGACGTTTAAACTATATCCTCTTATCCAGAGTTATGGATTCCTGAACAAGACTAGAAACTGTTCAAAAGTTAAAGGAATATGCAGAATCCAACACAAACCATGCATATATATGACATGCCTCTACGCGTTATCGCTGGCTTGTCTACCCTAGCTAAAACACCTGACGAGGATGATAATACGTCAACTGGAGTAGTTGTGAGTGAGGTTGGTGAACCACAAGCAACTACCCATCCAGCATGGATTGATTCGTTTATTTCGTATCAACTCCGAGCGCCACGAGAAACAATGAATCCAGATTTTATATTTGGAGGTGCTGATGTGGGGAATGCATTTAGTGCATTTCTTCCTAGACGTTTCTCAGCCCCAGCAATTGGAACGAGACTGGTTATTGATCCAGTATGTACATACCCTCAGTATGTTATGATGCAATTGTATAATTTCTTTCATGCAGATTTTTATTATATAATTCACGTTCCTGCGCCTTTGGGTACGGGTATATATTTGAAAGTATACGCTCCTGAATTGGATACGTCAACAGTAACACGAGGTATTAGGTTTAAACCTAGTGCTTTGCCAACAGTAGCTGTGTCGTTGCCGTGGAGTAATGATCTTTCTAATGTACCTGTAAGTGAAGGTAGATTGGGCCAAAGTGGCGGAACTATTGTAATCGAAACCATCGAAGACAATAGTAATGAAACAGTTAATACTCCTTTGAGTATAACTGTATGGTGTTGTATGGCAAATATTCGTATGACGGGTTATGCAATTGCAGACTCCTCAGCCTATAACCATCCAGGTATGAACTTTATGCCACTACCAACACCGACACCTCCACCAGCCCAAATTGTGGGCGAAGAACAAGCTGACAACGAAATATCAGCAGAAGGAGGAAAACCAGTACAGGAATTGATTTATGATCAATCTGCTATTCCTGTAGCACCAACTGTAGAAAAAGAAGCAGAACAACCCGAGACTCCAGCAGCTAATATAGCTACTCGAAAGAACGATACTGGACATCTCGCAACAAAGTGGTATGATTTTGTTAAAATCAAGCTATCAAATCCAGCAAATATGTCATGGACAGTGCTGACGATAGACCCATACAATAATGTTACCTTGTCTCGTGACGGTGAATCCATGGTCTTGCCATGGAGGCGAAACGTTTGGACGACAGGTAGCAAAGCTATTGGGTATATCCGCACAATGGTAGCGCAAATCAATATACCACGACCACCACAGATCAGCGGGGTACTTGAAGTTAAAGATTCAATCAATAACTCTAGTATCTCACTAATTGAATTTGGAGGAAAGGTAGAAGTGCCTCTCATTCCAAAAGTACTCAATGGTCTCGCATCAAGCACAAAGCTTCCGCGACATTGGTTGAATCCTTGGATGCGTACAGCAGAAAGTAAGGTTGAATTAGCATATAGAATTATAGCATTCAATCGAACTAGCGATATTGCTGACTTAAATGTTAGTGTGTTGCTAAGGCCAGGTGATTCGCAGTTCCAGCTGCCAATGAAACCAGACAACAATGTAGATACTAGACATATCGAACTAGTAGATATGTTGATGCATGAGTACAATCAATTGCGAATTGATGGTGAAGAGCAGAGTCTCCCGGAGGAATCCGTTCCTCATACTATGAATCCAGCTCAATTCATTACACCAGCTGTAGCACAAACAGCAGAACAATATAATGTTCACACAGCTATAGGTGAAAATGAAGAATTGGAATTGGATGAATTTCCAGTTCTGGTATTCAAAGGGGAGATACCTGTTGGTGAGGTTTCGTCAATACAACTTGACCTCGCCAAAATATACGACTTCGCTTGGGACGGAGAACAAAACGCTATTTCGCAGAAATTTCAGCGTTTTGCTCATCTGATTCCGAAAAGTGCTGGCGGGTTTGGTCCAATTATTGGTAATTATACAATTACTTGTAATTTGCCCACCGGTGTAGCAGGTCGTATCGTACACAATTGTCTTCCAGGAGATTGTGTAGATCTAGCAGTATCTAGGATTTTTGGATTGAAATCTCTACTAGGTATTGCTGGGTCAGCCGTTTCAGCAATTGGCGGTCCATTGATGAATGGATTGGTTAATACAGCTGCACCGATACTATCAGGAGCAGCTCATGCTATTGGCGGCAACGTAGTTGGTGGATTGGCTGATGGTGTTATTAATACTGTCTCTAGTCTATTGACTCCAAAAGAAAAAGAACAACCGAGTGCTAACTCAAATGCAATTTCTGGCGATATCCCAATTTCGCGATTTGTAGAGATGCTAAAATATGTTCAAACAAATTATCAGGACAACCCAGTTTTTCCAACATTGCTAATCGAGCCTCAAAACTTTATTTCGAATGCAATGTCAGCTTTGACAAAAATCCCAATTGAGGTTTTTGCCAACATGCGGAATGTGGATGTCGAACGTAATTTGTTCGATCGTGCAATAGTGCCGGTTGTTGAAGAAGAAACTCTTAGTGACGTAGTTATCCCAAGTCACTCTTACGCATATATTATGCGTGATTTTCTTCAGTCAAAACAAGCGTTTAGACCTGGAACTAAACAAAATGTGTACTTCAAACAATTTTTAACTGTTCTTCAAACACGCAACACGAAGTCACACATCAATCTAAAAGATATCATCACGTGCCCAATCGATGATGAATCAGTTGCACTAAAAATTGGGAGAGTAAAACACTACTTAAGTAAAAACTTGAGTGGGGAGACCACGGAAGAATTTTCGCGAACAGACACGGGTTCGGAGGTTAATAAGATCCGCAAAATACTTATTAACCGCACGTCCACNGAACGAAACGTAGCAGAAACTGTTTTCCCTTCCGTGAAGCAGAACAAGACGCTGTTTACCGCGTATTAAGTACTGAGCTATATACAACATCGACAATTAATTATCAAAATAGCAAGGTATGCGGTAAACAGGATTATGGATACATTAAATCTTAATGATAGCTACAATATATTTCTAGCAGAATATATTTAGAGCGGTGTATTTGTGTCTTGTACACCCCTATAGAAATATAGAGGTCTAACGCTAGCAAAAGCATTTTTCCTAAGCGCTATAACCATTGTTAATGGTAGATAAATAGCAGTTTAACGAGTATTATGTGCAAACGCCTCCCCATTCGGGGAGAAGTGTAATCTCGATAAACAGGTTTTTTAAGCTTTTGCGATTTCCGAAAGTTTTACTCTGGTTGAACCAGGTTTAGATGATTAAATAATTCCTAAACTGAGTAGAACCCGCCGGAAAAGTAGGTTTGCA